GGAAATCAGACAAAACAAGGTAAAGTAGGACCTTTTTGTTCTAAATCTTGTGCTGGTAAGTATGGAACTGATGTTCAAAATGGGCGTGTGCCGGAATTGGTCTACGGAACTGACTTAAAATCAGTCGGACTGTAAAGTCCTTGCGGGTTCAAGTCCCGCCATGCCCACTGACTTGAATTGTATATGATTCTACATCAATCTATACTACCTAATACGAAACATACATGCCACTTACACCAACCAAATACGACAAAATATATGTCAAATCCAGAAATCCATATAAGATTCCTGAACCTGTTAAATATAATGAAGAGAAGGAAATACAATTAAGGTTGTATTTTCGCTGCGAAAGTAGTCATTACACTAAACACATGAAAGTTAATCTTTGGTACTCTAAAGATATGGAAGAATGGAGATGGACTCTCTCTTCAGATATAAACCCAAAAATTCAAGAAAGTGGAAATAGAGACGAACTTCGTGGTGCTATGAATGATGTCGCAAACACAGTAGAGTATCTACTTGACAGCGATATGATCTAATGTTATAATATAGGTTACCTTCCGTGTGAATTAGTGCCACTCTGTGGTAATCAACCTCCTCTTTTAGGGGAGGTTTTTTTATGTAATAAATATCTAATAATAGATATTGTGTGCGAGAAAGATGCCTCTGTCACGTTTAGACAACTTTCTAAAAAATGTAAAGGGAAATATTCTTTATGTCGATCCAAACAACCTGGATGCAACGGACGGAGTAGAGAATCAAGGTAATTCTTTCTCTCGCCCATTCAAAACTCTTCAAAGAGCTCTTATTGAAGCAGCAAGATTCTCTTATCAAAAAGGTCTTGATAACGATAGATTTGAAAAGACAACCATCTATCTTTCCCCTGGTGTACATTATATTGATAACAGACCTGGTTGGATTCCTACAGGTTTGAATACATTTTTACTGAGAAGTGGTATCACTTCATCCGACTTCACCTCATTTAGTAATACTACCAATTTTAACATCTTAGATGGAAATAATATCCTCTATAAGATGAATAGTATTCGTGGTGGAGTTATTGTACCTAGAGGTGTTTCTATTGTTGGACAAGATCTCAGAAAAACTTTAATCAGACCAATATATGTACCAAATCCTCAGAATGATTTGATTGAGAGATCAGCCATCTTTAGGATGACTGGTGCTACATATATGAATAGTTTCTCCGTCAAAGATGCAGATACTAATAGACCTTGTTATAAAGATTATTCCGATAATACATTCAAACCAACATTCTCTCACCATAAACTGACTACGTTTGAATATGCAGATGGTAAGAATAATGTAAGTATTGACGATGATTTTGTAACATATACTACAGATCGTACAGATCTGGATATGTATTATGAAAAACTCGGTATTGCTTATGGTCCAGCAAGTGGAAGAGAGATTGAACCAGACTATCCAAGTTCTGGAGTAGATATCCAACCAAAGATTGACGAATATAGAATCGTTGGTCCATTGTCTGGTTCAGTTGGAATTAGTAGTATTAAGGCGGGTGATGGTGTTACACCAACTTCTATCATTGATGTAAAACTTACAGAAGGTATTATCGGACTGAATGTTGATACCAATGTAACAATCAATAATGTAACTGATACCAGATATAATGGAACTTATCTTGTAACTGAAGTAACAACTGCAGATGAAACTGGTGTTACTGGATTCAAGTATGAAGTTCCTAATTCACCTAGTACTCCTCTTCCAAATCCAAGTGGTTCTACAGTAGATCTTTCTACAGATACTGTCACTAGTGCATCTCCATATATCTTTAATGTCTCTCAGAGATCTATTTACGGTATGTGTGGTATGCATGCCGATGGAAATAGTACTGATGGATTCAAGTCCATGGTTGTGGCACAATTTACTGGTATTAGTTTACAAGTAGATGACAATGCATTTGTAAAATATAATTCAACAAGTGGTTCATTTGATGATTCTGCAACTGTAGCAAATCTACATTCGGACATTGATGCAGTTTATAAACCATCATATACTAATTACCATGTTAAAGCATCGAATAATGGTTTTATTCAGTTAGTATCTATTTTTGCTATTGGTTATTCTAATCAGTTTATTGTAGAATCTGGTGGTGATTTCTCTGTTACCAACTCAAACTCAAACTTTGGTCAAGTTGCACTAACATCGAAAGGATATAAAGTTGATTCATTCTCCCAAGATAATGTTGGATATATCACTCAGATTATTCCACCAAAAACTCTGAAACCTGAGTATTCAACTGTTGAATTCCCAGCAATTGACATTACAAAAACTACAAGTGTCGCTGATAATACTAAGTTATATCTTTACAACTTCACTAATCAGGACGAAGGTCCAAATACAGTCATTCAGGGATACAGATTTGGTGCAAAGAATAATGAAGAATTGAATGTAGTAATTCCTGTTTCGGGAACTCCAAGAACATTCCGTGCAAGAGTCGTCATGGACGACACTGCTAGTGATACGACAAAGGCAACTGGTAAAAAGGTGTCTGTAGTTGGAAGAAATGTATCTACTGGAAATAGTATTACAAGTTCAACTTTAACTTTCACTGACGATCATCAATTTTTACAAGGTGAATCAGTTAGAATCTTTTCAAATAATGGAAGACTTCCTGATGGTTTAGATTCAAATAAAATTTATTTTGCAATCGTTGATGGTCTTGGAAGTGATCAGATTCAACTTGCCCAGTCATTTAATGATTCTTTGTCTGGTAGTAAGATTTCTATCAACAATCTCGGAGATAGACTAACTGTAGAAAGTAGAGTAAGTGACAAACTTGCAGGTGATATTGGACATCCAGTTCAATATGATACAACTGAAAATCAATGGTATGTAAATGTTTCCGCTGCATCTACAGAAAACAATATTTACGATAAGTTAAGTGGTGGTGGATTGGGTGATGCAACTTCAAGAACCTATATCACAAGACAAAAGGATAATAGACAATCTGACGATAGAATTCATAAACTAAGATTTGTAATTCCTTCAAGCACTGGATCCGATTCTGCAAGACCACCTCTTGATGGATATATTCTTCAGGAATCAAATACTGTAAGTGCTGATACAAATACTGAAGTTGCACTTGAATTCAATCCTTCTTCTGTCACCATGAGCAATGATGCTCAAATGAAGAACTTCAATTTCCTTGCAAATGTTGATTATAGATCAGGAACCGCATATTATACTACAGAAAAACCACACAGACTTTCAGTTGGTGCCAAGGTTACTATTAACAATGTAACCAGTTCTTTATTCCCAACAGTTGGAGTAGGTAACTCTGGTTATAACGGTACATATGAGGTTACTGGTATCTCTAGTGCCAAAACATTCTCAATCAATAGTATTGCAAGTAGTCCTGGTACATTTACCAATAATACATCTCAGAGAACTACGTCACTTCCTACTGTAAGTAAGAAGAACTTTACTAAAGATTATTATGTCTATGACGTAGAAACCATTAATGATTACAAGAATGGTGAACAAGATGGTATTTACTATCTGAGTATCTTGGAAACGGATATTAATCCTTCAATTTCTCCATTCAATACTGAAGACTATAAATTCTCACAACCAGTACAAAATCTGTATCCACAATTTGACAGAGATAATCCAATAACAACCGCAGATAGTTCTATCTCATACGCAATACCAAATAATATTGGTGAAGTTATTGTTGATAACTCTAAACATAGTACTACTGGAGAATCTTTAGGAGATTTCTTCCAAGATAGTGGAATTGGTATTGGAATTACCGATATTATATCTAATAATGTTGGAACTGCGTATACAATCTATACTGATCATGATCATGGATTGAACAGAATCTCCAGAGCCGTTATTGACAATCCTGGTGCAGGATATGGTGATGGATCTTCATCAGTACAATATATCTACAATGCAACTTTACAGAATACAAGCGCTGGTTCTATCGGTAGAAATGCTACAGCATTGATCACTGTTGACGGAACATCTTCTAGTGAAATTATTGATATTCAAATCATGGACGGTGGTTCCGCATTTGTTGAGGGTGATACATTTAGAGTTGTTGGTGTTGCAACTACCACTGGTTATACTATTGCAACTGGTAGTGTTAACAAAATTTATGATAACAGAGGTGATACCATCAATATCTCGGGTATTAGAGGTTATGAGGGTAGACAATATAATACAAATTATAGAATTACATCAATTCCTGCAATTAATGAGATTGAAGTTGTTCCTGTAGGTAGTTCTCCTGGAATTTCTACTCTTGGACTTGGACTAGATGAAGTTGGTTCAGGAAACTTTGTTCTTATTGGACCGTCTTATACTGTTGATAGTTTCGTTTATAATAAAGACGTTGGTATTGCAACAGTTACTACAAACATTGCCAATGAATATAGAGTAAACAACAGTATTGTAGTCAGTGGTGCTACAGATTCATTCTTTAATGGTTCTTTTGTTTGTATTGATAAGGTTGGTCTCACGACTGTAGTTCTTTCAGTCGGTGTTAATACAGTTACACCATCAACTGGTGGTACTATTAGAATTCAATCCAGTCCTTATCAAGACAATTTTGGAGACATTGTTGTTGCTGATGGTAGATTACATGGAAGAGAATCATCTATCTATGCTGGTATCACAACTACCCTATCTTCTGCAATTTCCAGTAAGACGACTGACACCATCAATGTTTCAAACATGACAAGTTATGGATTCTTGATTGGTGATTATCTCCAAGTTGATGATGAAATCATGAGAATTAAAACTACTGTAAGTAGAGTTAATGGAACTACACAATTGAAGGTCTTTAGAGGTGTTTATGGAACAATTGCTGATACTCATGTTTCTGGATCAGTTATTAGAAAAATCAATTTCTTCCCATTAGAGTTTAGAAGAAACTCTATTATTCGTGCATCTGCACATACTTTTGAATATATTGGTTATGGTCCTGGCAACTACTCTACTGCATTCCCCAATAAACAAACAAAACAATTAACCTTGAATGAACAGATTAATGTTCAGGCACAAAAAATTGGTGGTGGTGTTGTAAACTACACTGGTATGAATGATAGAGGTGATTTCTTTATTGGTAATAAGAGAATTGCTTCTAACACAGGAAGAGAACAAGTTTATGACACTCCAGTTCAGACCGTAACAGGTGAGGATCCATTTACCGTAGGTATTTCTGAAGACATCTCCGACTTTAACTATGTTGAGGGATCTATTGTTAAAGTTGAGAGAAACCTTGTTGTTGATGGTGGTGATAAGTCCAACATTCTTTCAGAATTTAATGGACCAGTTCAGTTTACTCAAAAAGTTATCAGTACATCTGACGATGGTATTGAAGCAAATAGTATTTTCATACAAGGTGATGCTAATGTTTCGAGAAAGGTTACTGTTGGAACATCGATTCCTACCCAAGCAGGTAACCCAGGTGATATAGTATTCAACGCAAATCCATCAACTGGTGGAACTGTTGGTTGGGTATATACCACAAGTAATGAGTGGAAGTCGTTTGGTACTATTAGTTCATAAATAATAAAAAATAAGGGTGGATAGTGAAACCCAGGAGAACCAATGGCAGTCGATAAAGATTTTGTCATAAAAAATGGCATCCAAGTAAACGAAAATCTCATTTACGGGGATGCCGATACTGATAGAGTGGGTATTGGTACCACTCAAGCTGACAAAAAATTAGTCGTTATTGGTAATGCAGAAGTAAGTACTTCTCTTTCTGTAGGGACAACAATCTCTGCACAAAGAGGAGACTTTAGTGGTATTATTACTGCCCAAAGTGGATATGATATTGGTGTAGGTGGTACTTTTATTACTGCATCGGTTTTAGATAAGAAGATTGGTATTGGTTCAACAAGTCCTGTATATACACTCGATCTTTATGGTCCTGTTTCCACAGGAACTACAGCAGCATATATTTTTGGTGATGTCGAAGTTACTGGTAATGTAAAAGCAACTGCCCTTTCTGGTCAAATTTCTGCAGGTGGTACAGTAACATTCACGAATGTCACTGTAGAAAAAAATCTTATTGCCAACAATGCTGAAGTATATACGAAGTTTGATATTGAAGAAGTAACTAGTAATACTTTTAGATTTTTAGCAGCAGGTGATCCTCCTGGAATTGGTTTCACTCAGAATGCTGATAATCCAGAGATTTATCTTTCAAGAGGTCAAAATTATAGATTTGATGTTAATGCTGGAGGATTTCCATTCTACATTAAATCATCACCAACAGCAGATTTAAATAATATCTACAGTGATGGTGTAGATGGTAATGGTTCTCAAGTTGGTATTGTAACGTTTAAAGTTCCATTTAATTCCCCTAATGTCCTGTATTATCAGGCCTCTAATGTTTCTGGAATGGGTGGAACCATTTACATTAATAACGATGGGAAATCGGTCAATACTGGTGTATTAACAGTCACTCAATTTTTAGACAGTGACACACAAGCAGATTTTGAACAGATTTATGTATCGGGTATTGGTACTATCAATAATCTGAAGGGTCCACAGAACTTCAGTGTTAGTGCGGGTATCTTAACTGTCAGACAAGATAAAACCGCTTTGATTGGTGTATCTACTGGTACCGATAGGATTAGTGTACAAGAAAAGAGTGATAACGTAGCTTATCAGGTTCCATTTACAAATACATTAGGTATTGGTTCCAACTATCAAAATATATTTGTTGATAGTGAAAATGGACAAATGTCCTATAATCCTTCAACAAACAGACTGACAGTCAATAGACTTATCGGTAATGTTACAGGTGTTGCAACTGGTGCTGATGATATTAATGTAGATAGTAAGAGCGACAATACTAACTATCAAATCATTTTTAGTGATGCTGGTGACACTACGTATACAAGAATGTATATTGATGGTCAAAGTCAGAGATTAACATACAATCCTTCCACCAATACATTATCTTCTACAAACATTGTTGCAACTACAGTCACTGCTGGTTTGGCTGGTACTGCGACTAATGCAAACTTCATCAATGTAGATGAGAAGGGTGATAATACAGATTATCAGGTATTATTCTCCGATAATCAAGGAGCAGGTTATCAAAGACCTTATATTGATACTCAATCTGGTCAATTTAAATACAATCCATCAACTAACACTCTGACTGCAACAAATATTGCTGGTGCTGGTGATAATATTACAAACCTCAGTGGTTCTAATATTTCACAAGGAACTATTAATGCTGATAGAATTCCTGATGCATCAACAACTGCTCAGGGTGTAGTCCAATTATATGATGATATCGATAGCACTTCAACCACTTTAGCTGCTACAGCAAATGCAGTTAAGACCGCATACGAAACCGCGTTGGATCTTATTCCAGCAGGAACTGTGATGTTATTCTACCAGGCTGATGCACCAACTGGTTGGACTAAACTCACATCAGAAAACAACAAAGCATTGAGAGTTGTTTCTGGAAATGGTGGTTCATCTGGTGGAAACAACACATTTACATCAATGTTCTCACAAAGAACGGTAATACTTCCTGAACATACCCACACCGCATCTAGTGGTGATAATAATGTCAATCACACTCATGCCGTAGGTGATTCTTCTACGACAACAGGAACTACTGATATTGCACACACTCATACTGTAGATAATGGTGATTCATTTACAGCAGTTACTTCAATTTCCGAAAGAACTGGTTTAACTATTGACTCGGGAGGTAATGAGGTAGGTAGAGAATATAGATATACCGCAAATACAAGTGATTTTACACCCAATATAACAGTAGATAGTGGTGGTGGAAGTCACTCCCATAATATAAATCTCACATCAGCAATACAGAGTTCTAATCACAATCACCCAATTACGGTTGATAATACTGGAACAGCAGGAGCAACAATGGACTTCAGAGTTGCATATATTGATGTCATACTAGCATCTAAGGACTAGGAGGTAAGGTATCAATAGGGGGATGAGGTGTCACTTGAGCCTGAACAATCCCCTGTTGTAATGCGTGAGCATACAATTTTTGATTTTGATGGTTTGCCTCTACAACCTCATTTCTAAAACTTTCTACAGCTGCACCAGTTTGATTTGACTTTTGAGCAATTTCTACAGCCATCATTGGCATCCAGGAAACCGCACATTTCCACTCATCAATTTCTTGACCAGTATTTGGATTTGTTCCTCTAACTAATGTATACCAAGCACATTTATTTTCTACACATTCCTTTTTAATCAACGGACAAAAACTACCTTTTTTCATCTTATTAAATAATGAATGATTGAAAATATTTATCTGAACATATTATAAATAAAACTAACGGACAAAACATTATAGATAATGTCACTTTTAAGGGTCGATAAGATTGCCAATAGGTATAACACTACAGGACCTGTTCTTGTAGGCCCGTCTACTGTAAGTGGCAATCTTATTGTAACGGACCAGATTACTGCTCTAGGCATTGCTGTAACTAACAATGTCAGTGTCGGTCTTGCATTAACTACAAAATATCTTACTTCAACAAACGGAACTTCGTTATTTCGTTCAGTTTTAACAGGTGTTACAACTGCAGGTATAATTCAAGGTGCAACTTATTATGGTGATGGTACTAATTTAACTGGAATTGTTACTACACTTGTTGCCGGAACAGGAGTTGTTCTAAATCCAAGTAATGGAAAAGGACAAGTTACTATTGATGTTACTGCAGTTTCTTCAGCTACATACGCAGGTAATGCTGGTCTTACGACTGATGTAAAAGGTGGTACTGCTGGTGCAGTCTTATATCAAGTAGGTTCAAACGATACTGGATTTACTGCAGTTGGTACCGCAGGTCAAGTTCTCCAATCCAATGGAACATCTGCACCATCTTGGACAAGTTTAACATCTATCAACGTTTCATATGCTGATAGTACTGGTATTTCTACAAATTTATCGGGAGGTTCTGCAGGTAGAATACCATATCAAAGTTCTGTAGACAATACAGAATTTGTACCAATTGGAGCATCTGGATATATTCTTTCTGCTCAAGGAACAGCAGCACCCCAATGGATTAATCCAGGAACACTAAGTGTAAATTATGCAAATACATCAGGTATTGCAACAAATGTAGATGGTGGAACTGCTGATGTAACAACCCTCAATGTAAGTGGTTTTTCTACATTCCAAGGTAATGCACGATTTGAAGATAATTATAGATTGTATTTTGGTAATGGTGACGATCTAGAAATAAAAAGTGATGGTGCCAATGGTCTCATTAGAAATACATCTTCGTTAAGTCTATATTCTGATGAACTATATTTAAGAAATAATACTAATAGTGAACCATATCTCAAAGGAACAGTAAATGATTCTGTAGAACTATATTACGATAATTCAAAGAAACTTGAAACTACGGGATTTGGTATAACAGTCACTGGTGGCATTTATGCTTCAGGTGTAGTCACAGCAACCGCATATTATGGTGATGGTTCAAATCTGACTGGTGTTGTTCCACCATCAATCACAAATGTTTTTTATGTAAACGTAGACGGTTCTGACTCCAATAATGGATTGACACCAGGAACCGCAAAGAGAACAGTTGGAGCAGCACTTTCGGTAGCTACTGAAGGAAGTGTAATTAAAGTTGCTGCTGGTAACTACTCAGAAAATAATCCTCTGATTATGCCTGCTCAGGTATCAATCGATGGTGATAGTCTTAGAGATGTATCACTTTCTCCACAAAATGTTGATGAAGATTTTATCTATGTCACTGTTGGTGACTACATTGGTGATATATCCTTCACAGGAACTTTGAATGAAGGTAAAGCAGTAATTGCATTTAATCCTGATAAACCTTCATACATTAATCAATCACCATATGTAAGAAACTGTACGAACTTCATTTCAAATAGTATTGGCATGAAGATCGATGGTAATCATGCCATTGGTGATCTCAAGTCAATGGTTGTTGACTCATATACACAATATAATCAAGGTGGAATTGGTGTTTCAATTTCTAATGAAGGATATGCTCAGTTAGTTTCTATCTTTACCATTTGTACCGATCAAAGTATCGTATGTATAAATGGTGGTGCTTGTGACCTCACAAACTCCAACTCTTCCTTCGGTAGACTCGGTTTAGTTGCTGATGGAATTGGTCCACAAAACTTTATCGGTACTGTTACTACTGCAGTAGATGCAGAATCAAATAATTTAACATTAAATGTTGGTGTAAGTACACTTGGAATTACTACAGCAACTTATGACAATAATGTAGGTATTCTTACAATTACTACTGACAGTAATCATGGTTTCAATGTTGGTCAGTCAGTAGAAATTAGAGATCTTGAATTCTCATGTTCATCTGGACCAGGTATTGTAACTTATCCTTCTGGTGCGTTTGGTTATATCTTTACAGTTGACGCAGTTGGTGCAGCGAATAGTTTCTCTGCTTATGTTGGAGTATCAACACTCTCACATAATTACGAAAGAGCTGGTGTTGCTTCCGCATTTGTTTCAAGACCATATGATGGTCAGGTAGTTTATATTGACGATCTTTATTATTCAATCTCTGATATTGAGATTACAAATGGTGGAAGTGGATATGGAGATGTTCCTCCTACTATCACAATTAGTGATCCATCAGAATCTTGGGGAGTTAAAGCCACTGCGGCTGCAAATATCACAAATGGTACTGTAACCTCAATTGATATGATCTCTAATGGTAGAGGTTATACTACCGCTCCTACAATTACATTCAGTGCACCAGATTCTGGAACAACTGCTACAGGTACGGCTACAACCTTACCTACATATTATGTGGTTAGTAGTGCAACTCCAATTGTTGGAGGTATCACTACAGTAACATTTACTGACAACATTCCTTATGCGGTAGGTGTAGGAACTAGTGTTCCATTCTTTAAACAGAGTAGAGTACTTGCTTCCAGTCATGCATTTGAATATATTGGTTCTGGAAACACAATTGCTACAGCAACTCCTCAACGAGGTGGTGTAGGAATTCAAGAAAATGAAGTTATTAATCGTGATGGTGGATTAGTTGTATTTACATCAACTGACCAGGCTGGTAATTTCCGAATTGGTGATGGTGTTATCATTAACCAATTAGATGGTTCAGTTAGTGGTGATTCATATCAAAGAAGTTTATTTGCAAACATCACACCATATATTCTCGCATTAGGAGGAGGAGACTAAAAAATGGCATTAGCCCTTAACAATTACAGAACAATCACAGGAATTGTCACAACGGGTTCAGTTGGAATTTATACTGCACCAGTTGGTTATAGTGGTATTGTACTTCTTGCACAAACAAGTAATACAGGTTCAACCACCCAAACTATTAATTTCTCTCATGAGAGAACAACCGCAGGAGTTGCTGTAACTACAGAAATTCTTCAAGGATTTCCTGTTGGAGCAAACGATGCAGTGACTCTTACTAACGGTAAACTTGTTCTAGAAACTGGTGACGTACTTGTAATTTCATCTAGTAGTGATACCGATGTGAAATTTATCTCATCAATCTTAGAGACACTTAATCAGTAATAACAATGCCTAAGTATACAAGTAACGACCAATTAAATCTCAAAGTTGGTGTAAGTTCATATAGTGAAGATCTCACTTCACTTGAAGTTGTTGGTCGTCTTGGTATCGGGACAGACTCTGCTAGTCAGTCATTACATGTAGAAGGAAGTGGTTATATTTCAAATAATGTCGGAATTGGCACAACAAATCCTGATGCAGAAGTAACATCATCTAATACATCCAA